ATTTTGCGACCGTCACCTATCTGACCAACACAAGTCAGACGTCATACACGACGCCATTGGACTGGTCGCCAAAAAATACCATTGAGTGCATTGCCGGTGGCGGGGGCGGCGGTTGCGGCCAACAATACAACAATGGCGGCAATGGCGGCGGAGGCGGCGCTTATTCCAGCGGTGCGGTTTTGACGGTTGGGCCAAATAGCACGGTCTCAATCAATATTGGTGCTGCCGGTAATGCAATTAACCAAAATGGCGGCGCGGGGACGAGCGGCGGCGGCACATGGTTCAATGGCTCGACGCTGGCCAATTCATCTGTCGGCGCTCAAGGCGGGTTTGGCGGCGGCTCGGGAACCGGCTCGCCTGATTTTACTTATGGCGGCCAAGCGTCCGCTGGCGTCGGTTCAACGCTCTATTCAGGCGGCAACGGCGGGCGGCACGGGTATGGCGGTGGTGGCGGGGGTGGCGCGGCTGGCCCAAACGGCGCTGGTGGCAACGGGACAAACGCGAACGGCGCGACCGGCGGTAACGGCGGTCAAGGCGATAATGGATATGGCGGGGCAGGCGGCGGCCAAAACCAAGGCGGCTCTGCCGGTACGGAATATACCAACTCGCTCGGGTGCGGCGGCGGCGGCGGCGGCGGTGGGGGCGATTCCGGCCAAAGCGGCGGCTCTAATGCCGGTAATTATGGCGCTGGCGGCGGTGCCGGTGGGCAATCGACGGGCGGCTGGTATAACGGCGGCGGCGGGACGCAAGGCTTCATGGTTTTGACTTACACTCCGGGTACAGCGGGGTTCTTTTCGTTGTTTAGGAGGTAGTCGTGCAATTCACTTGGTCGTATCCGCAATTCATCGTGAAGCCGCAAGAAGGCGATTTGCAAAATGTCGTTGTCGGCATCAATTGGGTATGCACCGGCACCGATGGCGCAAACACATCATCTGCATCCGGTTCGGTGAAATTGGGCGACCCTAATCCTGCCGAATTTATCCCGTATCAAGACATCACGCAGGAGATGGCGGCGAGCTGGGTGGCAGATCAAATCAGTGTTTCCGGCGTCGAGGCACAAATTGCGGCGCAGATTGCCGCTTTGTCTCCAGCACCGATTCAACCGCAAAATCCACCGTTCTGGGTAGGTGACTAATGGACCCGTTTACCGTATTGGCTGGTGCCACTGCTATCTATAACGGGCTGAAGTCTGCCGTCAGTGCAGGCGAGGACGTCGTTGATACTGCACATCGAGTTGGCCATTTGATGTCCGAAGTTGCCAAAGTCGTTCAACTTGTGTCAATGCCGCGCAAGAAAAAGATATTTCAGTCGCAGGCCGAATTTGAAGCGCAGGCAATGAAGCTCTATGCCGCCAAGGACAAGGCCAAGCAAATGGCGGCAGAGGCAAAGAATATGTTCGTTGCCATGCATGGGGTCGCGGCATGGGACAATGTCCAGCGCAAAGTCATAGAGCTTCGCAAGGAAGCCGCGCGGCAGGCTAAGGAAGAGTATGAACAGGCGATGGAAACCCGCCGCGACATGATTATGGTTTCAAGCATTGTGGGCGGCCTTTTGGTTGTTATGGGCGGCCTTGGTATCTGGTTGTCATTAACGCACTAATAGGGGATCAAAATGGACCTTTTGAAATCATTCGGCCCACTTATTGGGTCAATTGCACCAACAATTGCGACCGCGCTTGGCGGCCCTGTCGCTGGCATGGCTGTCAAAGCTATCTCGGGCGCTTTGTTCGGCCACGAGAACGCTTCCGAAGACGACATTATGGCCGCTCTTGCCAATCCTAACGGCGATCAGCTTGCCGCTCTCAAAAAGATCGACGCTGACTTTAAGGTTCAGATGAAGTCGCTCGACATCGATCTCGAGCGCATCTCTGAGGCTGATCGCGATTCGGCCCGCAACATGGAAATCCAGACACGCGACTGGATCCCCCGCGTTCTTGCGGTTGGCGTCACGCTCGGGTTTTTCGGCATTGTTGCGTACATCTTGCACTATGGTTTGCCACCGACCGGCGGCGAAGCGCTTCTGATGCTGATCGGGACGCTCGGCACGGCATGGACAAGCGTGATGGGGTTCTATTTTGGCTCTTCAGCTGGCTCTAAGCAGAAAACGGACGCTTTGACGGCGGCGCTGGGGAGCAACAAATGAAGGGAAATTTTGAACAGTGCCTTGCTTTTGTTCTAAAATCAGAAGGCGGCTTCGTAAATAATCCAAAAGATCCGGGCGGCATGACCAATCTTGGCGTGACCAAGAAAACTTGGGAATCGTGGGTGGGCCATGAAGTTGACGAAGAAGCCATGCAGAACCTTGGTCCCGAAGACGTGGCTCCGCTTTACAAGGAAAAATATTGGGACGCCATTGGTGGCGACAACCTTCCTGCTGGGGTGGACTATTCTGTCTTTGATTGTGCTGTCAATTCTGGACCTCAAAGAGCTATCAAGCTTTTGCAAAAAACGCTTGACCTGAACGAAGATGGAATTTTGGGCCCGATGACGCTCAAGTCGGTACAGGAGGCAAACCCCAGAACCTTGGCAACTACATATTGTGAAGACCGCCTGACATTTTTGCAAAGCCTCCCAACCTATAGTATATTTGGCGCGGGGTGGTCTCGTCGCGTCCTCGATGTCGAGGAAAACGCGTTCAAAATGGTAGGGTAACCATGTCACTGACTTATTCCACCTACGTCCAGCAGATCGCCACGATGGCCGTGGTGCCGGTCACCGATCCCAATTTCACGATTATTATTCCGTCGATGATCGACTATGCCGAGCTGCGGATGCAGAGGGATTTGGACTTTCTGTCCACCCAAACCCAGAACACGTCATATTCATTCACAAGCGGCAACAATACGCTTGTCATCCCGACATCTACTTATGTCACGTTACAGACGATCGAAGCGCTGGATCAATCTGGCAGCAATTATCCCCTCCTGCCCGCGTCAAAAGAATTTATCCAAAACGTCTATGGCGGCAATTCGACGACCGGCATTCCGCAATATTTCGCTGTCTATGGCGGCGACGCTGCGACGGCTGGCTACACTTCGCAGAACATTATTGTCGGCCCGACGCCAAACCTTGCTTATACGGTTCGACTGACCGGCACGATCCGGTCTCAACCTTTGTCGGCCACAAACACATCGACCTATATTTCGACTTACTTGCCAGATCTCTTTATCATGGCATCAATGATTTACGTTTCCGCATACCAGCGCAATTTTGGTCGCATTAATGACGACCCTCAAATGGCGCAAACGTATGAAAGCCAATATGAATCGCTCCTGAAGAGCGCGATGGTTGAAGAAAACCGCAAGAAGTTTGAGTCTGCGGCATGGACCTCGTATTCACCCGCGCCATTTGGCGCGCCGACGAGGTAACCCATGGCGCACAGCACGATCAAGCTTGTTCCGGGCGTCGAGACAAACAACACACCGGCGTTAAACCAAGCGGCATATTCAAGTTCGCAATTGATTCGCTTCTTGCCGGAGCGAAATGGTCTCGGTCTTGCTCAAAAACTTGGCGGTTGGGTCGCCTATTATACGTCGGCTTTGGCATCAAAAATTCGCGCCCTTAAAGGTTGGGCAGATTTAAATGCAATCAACCATCTCGGGATTGGCGCAGAATCTTCGCTCAATGTTCTCACGAACGGCAATTTGATTGATATCACGCCGCAAATTACAACGACAAATTCAACTGCGCTTTTTTCAACGACGGCAGGATCAAATGTCGTCGATGTGACAGATTATGGTGTTGTTGCTTCGACGCTTGATCAAGTCAATTATGTTACCCCCGTTTCAGTCGGTGGCATCATTTTGAATGGTCCTTATCCGCTTTACACGGCCTCTGTCGCTGTTACGGCCACGACAAGCGCAGCAAGCGGCACGGGAACAACTGCAACTGTCACGTTCCCGACGCAATCTGTCGCGCCTCCTGTTGGTTCGATTGTTTCTATAGCCGGCGTTACGCCAACTGCTTACAACGGCTTTTGGACTGTCACGGCTTCAACGACAAGCTCTGTTTCATTTAAGAGCACTGCGACCGGTTCGCAAACTGTTGCCGGTCAAATCCAATACGGCACAAATTACTCAATTCTTGCGTCATCTTTTGCAGCGTCGACCGTTTCAAATGGTGGCGCGTCATATTACTTCACGACGCTTAATGGCTCATCAATTGTGACTTGCACTTTTGCAGCTCATGGTTATTCGCCGGGGACACAATTTTATGTTGGCGTTTCGACGCCGGTCGGCGGCGTTACTTTGTTTGGTCTGTATGTTGTTTTGACGACGCCAACAACTGACACATTTACATTTTCTGCTCAAAATATCGCAACGAGCACTGCGAGCGCTTATATCAATAGCGATAAAATTCAATCGACGTTCTACATCGCCCAAGGGCCTCAACCGACAAGCACGGGCTTCGGTGTGGGTCCGTTTGGCGCGGGCGGCTTCGGCGTTGGAACAACTCAGCCGTCTGTTCCCGGAACACCTATTACGACCACAGATTGGACGCTCGATAACTTTGGCCAAGATCTCATCGCTTGCCCCGCAGGTGGCGCGATTTATTATTGGCAACCAAACAGCCAATTGCAGAATGCGCAGATCGTCGGCGGCAACGGCCCGCTTGTAAACAGTGGCATATTTGTGGCCATGCCTGAGCGCCAGATCGTGGCTTATGGTTCATCGTTTACGCTTTCGCCGGACCCTCTTCTTGTCCGCTGGTGCGATATCAGTGACTTTACAAATTGGGTTGCCACAGCGACAAACCAAGCTG